AAAAGTCTGTGATTTTTCTCCATTATAAATCCTTGTGAAAAACAATGGCCTACGTTCTCCCCAATCGAAAAGCGTTTGCAGATGCCATCACGCGAACGTTATTACTCTACCGAAGTCGTCCTACCGACGCAGAGGATAAAGACGTAGACGTATGTCTTGCGCGAGGCTCCAATGCACGCGAACTGTTACCGCATCAAAAAGTCGTGCGTGATTATTTACTTCAAGAAACTCCCTACCGAGGCGTATTGCTTTACCATGGCTTAGGATCTGGAAAGACCTGTTCTTCGATCGCAGTGGCTGAATCACTTTTATCCGACAAGAAGGTCTTTGTCTTGCTACCGGCTTCGTTAGAATCCAACTACCGAGGCGAGCTTCGTAAGTGCGGCGATCCTTTGTACATGTACGACCAACACTGGCGACAACAAACATTGACCGATGAAACACGTGCAGTTGCGAAGAAACTCGGAATTTCCGATGGATTTTTAGATCGAAATCGCACCTTTTTCACAACCATTCCTAACGAAGCTGCAAACTACTCTACACTGCCTAAGACTGCGCAGGATGTCATTGCAAAGCAAATTGAAGATACCATCGATCAACGGTTCACATTCATTCGATACAACGGCTTGTCTTCCAACAACATCGGTAAATACGCTCCAGACGACGGAACAAATCCATACGATAACTCTGTAGTCATCATCGATGAAGTTCACAACTTGATCTCTCGTATTTCCAATGCCTCGGACATTGCACGCAAACTGTATGACTTGATTTACACCGCAAAGAATTGTAAGGTGGTTGCATTGTCTGGAACACCTGTGATTAACCGTGCCAATGAAATCTCGTATTTGATGAACTTATTGCGAGGTCCCATTGAACGAATTGTCATTCCAGTTAAAGCTATTCCAACATGGGACGAAGAACAGATGAAGACTGCTTTACGAGGCATTCCAGATATGGATTCAATTGAATTCAACTCACTCAAGAAATACATTCTTGTCACTCGCAATCCACCCAACTTCCGAAGTGTCTACAGCGAAAAAGGTGAACGAATTGCAGTTCAATACATCAAGGATTTACCCTATATACCATTGGGAATCGATTGGGTGACGTCTTGGGCTCCGAAGTTTCAAACCGATGTAGGTGGCGCAGAACTTGCATTGGATCGTGTAACGACTGAAACATTTGATTGTCTTCCTACAGACTACGATGAATTTGCAACACTCTTCATGGAAGGTCTTCAACTTAAAAACACATTGTTGTTTCAACGCCGTATTCAAGGTTTAGTCTCCTATTTCAAAGGAGCCGATGAACGTATGCTTCCTCGTCGTATAGAGGACAACTCTATGTTAGTTAAAGTGCCGATGTCCGATGCGATGTTCAACAACTATTTGTCTGTGCGATTTGATGAAATTCGCCGTGATGCACGTCGAAAGCTCAATCCCTTGAGAGCGGAAGACAATGAAATGAAAACCTTTCGTGTCAATTCACGTCTTGCGTGTGACTACGCAATTCCTCCTGAACTCAAACCTACCGATGAAGACGCTGTGAACGAAGATGCTCCACCTTCAAAGGACGATATACTTGTAAAAATCAAAGCAAGTCCTGACCGATATTTGACTGAAACAGCTCTTGCGACGTATAGTCCTAAGATGTTGAAACTCCTTCAAATGATCCGAGGTTCTTTGGGAACCGGTGATACATGGAATACACAACTACTCTACAGCAACTTCCGCAATCTTGAAGGATTGGGTGTCTTTAGTGCAATTTTGAATGCAAATGGATGGCAAGAGTATACAATCACTCAAGAAGCCAATCAATGGATTGAAGATCCAGCAATGGATCCTGAGAAACCGGCGTATGCGTTCTTTACAGGCAATGAGAAGATGGAGCAACGTGAATACATGCGTCAGATTTTCAACGCCAAATATTCAGACGATTTCCCTGCGAGTTTGAAACAATCGGTAGAGTCCGCACCCAAGAAGAAGTTGGTCTTGTTTATGATTACTGCAGCCGGTGCGGAAGGTATTACTCTTGCCAATGTAAGACACGTTCACATTATGGAGCCGCATTGGAATCCAGCACGACACGATCAGGTCGTTGGACGTGCAATTCGTATTTGTTCTCATGCATCCTTACCCAATGAAGCACGTACGGTTCGAGTATCGTTCTACATTAGTGTGTTTACAGAAGCACAATCCAAGTCCACAGAAGGAGCGAACAATGTAGTGTTGGTGAGACGCAATGATTTGAAAACGAAGCGCTATGAAGGTGATCCAGTGGAAGCCTTTATGACGACGGATGAATACCTCTATGAAACGACCTACGAAAAGGATGTTACCAATAAACGGATTAGTTTGTTATTGAAGCAAGCGGCTGTCGACTGCGAAGTCCATCGTAAACTTCATAGTCGCGAAACACCTGTAATTTCATGTATGCGATACGATAGTACCACCACTGGAGAAGATCTAGCGTTCAAGCCAGACATTAAGACAGAATACCTAGATGATTCATATTTGCGAAATATGAAACGCAAGAAACGTAGACTTCAGAAAGTATCTATCAAGAGTATGGTCTTCTTAATTGATCCAGATACGAAGGATGTGTTTGACGGTCCTGCATTTGAAGATCAACAACGTCTCATTCGTCTTGGAACTATGACAACACCTGGACAGATACGCTGGATTCAGGGACTGCGTATGTAAGAACATCTTCTAGCCACGAGTCGCAGACTGTCGACCAACTCTTAAACGTATATTTTGAAACCGCTTTACGTTTATCCTCGAGTGTTTCAATGCTCTTTTCCATGGCGTCTGCAACGGATTCCATTGAAAAGGTAGGAGCCCATAATCCATGAGGCATACTTCCAGCAAAGTAACTGCGACCATTTTTTGGAATAAACTCTGCAACGTCCGAATTCAAGAACGAGGAATACGTTCCTACGTCTGTGACCACTTGAGGTGCGCCAGTATACATATGCTCTAATTGACACAATCCAAATCCTTCACCATCGGATGTATTGACACCGATGTCAGAAGCGTTGTAAATCTGATTAATGGCTTCATCAGTCATCAGATTGGGTGGCGAAGAATCAACCAACAACAGTTTACGAACATGTCCTTGAACATCAAGTCCTTGTCCCTTGAGTTCTTCCATAAACACACGTTGAACATCGTAGAACGCACCAGATTGTGGACTGGCATTGGTTAACACTAGTAAATAGTAAGGCTTTGTAGGGTTGCGAGCTATCAGTCGAGCAAATCCACCGAGAGTTAAGTCAAGTCGTTTACGTTGACTGTTTCGATTGGCGTTGAGAAAGAGGATTGCATCCGAAGGAACACTGAGATTAGTTCGCACAGTTGCAACCGATGAAGCAGGCATACAAGAAAATACAGTAGGATCGACTGCATGTTCAAGGAAACGAACATCAGGGAATGAACCATACTCTAAAAACTTCTTCTTCCAAAGTTCGCTGAAACAATAGATACGGTCTGAATGATCACGAATAGTATCAATTAACGGTTGTGCAATCCCTTCATAGACTTGATCGAGATAGACCCAGAGTTTATATGAAGACTTACCTCGCTCATGCTTCATAGAATCAATAAATCGCATGACAATCAATGGATCGTTGTAGATCATGACAACGTCTGGGTTCACCATCTCTACATATTCGTGAATTTTATTGAAGCCAAACCCTTCTTCTTTAGGATCTTCGTTGGCCGCTGCATCATAGGTGATGACACCTTCAGGAACCTTGCGAACCGAACTGCGTCCTGGATGACGTTGAAATCCAAAGTGAAAGGTCTTAACTTTAGGTGAAAGAGTTGAAATCTGTTTCAATAAATTATGACTTACTTTGGAATACCCAGTCGTTTGATCTACGTGAGTGCTTACTAGAAGAAATCTCATTAACTACTAGACGATTCTCTCGCGTAAATCACAAATGCAAGTAAACTCTGCTCAGGATTGGTTAACACGGTATAAGCGTAGGGTCATTGCACGCACTATTAACATAGATCCTCAACCTCTCTCTCGTGAAACGAATGCGATCTATTTGTCTGCGATCGCAAACGGTGCCACTCAACGTGAGCGCTTTGTAGCCCCCTTTCAAGGCGCTCGAGGTGGAGCAAGTGGTGGAGCTACCTATTCAAGTGACTGTTGTGTCAGCAACAATGCTACCGGTGCCTTTGGAACCTTCCAGAACATTACAGATCGAGGTGTAGTTCCATTCAATGGTCGTTCTGTACAACCTATGAGTGTGCGCATAGTCTCTTAAAGAAAGCATAAGGGAGTATACAAATGCCAGGTGGATTACTTCAGCTTGTGGCAACTGGGGCTCAGAATGAGTTTATTAATGGAAGTCCTTCCATGACTCATTTCAGATCGGTCTACCGCCGTCATACGAATTTTGCAATGGATCAGATACGCATGTCGTTTACTGCGTCGAATCTAGAATTTTCAACTACAGGCACTCGAACCATTTCGTGTCGCATCGATCGGTATGCGCAGCTTTTGAGTGATTGTTATCTCTATCTCACGCTTCCGGACATTTATTCACCTTTAAAATATCTGAACGGTCAGGCACCACCGTCAGGATATGATACTCGAACCAACTCAATTGGATACGAGTTCCAATGGATTCCAAACATTGGGTATAACTTGATTGATCGTGTAGATCTTACGATGAACGGTCAAGCGATCCAAACATTACCAGGTGAATGGTTGAAACTTTATTCCTATATGACCCACGATGCAACCAAACGAGAAATTGTCAATCAGATGGTCGGAAACGTGCCTGAACTTTACGATCCTGCACACGCATACGACCGTAACAATCAATATCCTCATTCAGTGACACCCACTGTCTTGCCTGGAACCTCGCCCAATACAAAGACCCCTGAACCAAGTATTCGCTCTCGTCAATTGGTCATTCCTCTTCACTTTTGGTTTTGCGAAAATCCAGGGTTGGCTCTCCCACTGGTTGCACTTCAGAACTCGGAAGTCTATATCAACGTCACTTTACGAGCCTTGACTGATTTGTATACTGTAGTTGACACATCGCCCACTTCAGTCACCTATGGCACACGCATTCGTCCTGTCAACTATCCGTTACAGTTGTTCTTATCACCTCCACTCTCTACTGGGTCACCTAGCAATCCTGCTTTAACCACATGGTTTCCAGATCCATACATCGATGGTAACTTCATCTACCTTACGGAGATGGAAATGAACCAAATGGCTCGAGCCGATCAGTCATTTCTCATTAAAACTGTCCGATACGTCATGAAAGACGGACAATTTGGAGGCAATACCGATCTTGAAATTCCTATGTTCAACTTGGTGACACGCATTGTGTTTCTCTCTCAACGAAACGATCAGATCCTACTCAACCAATGGGATAACTATACCAATTGGACAAATCCAAACCGTGCTCCTTGGTCCGCTATCAATTCAGATCTACAAACCTCACTCTTGAGTTCAGGTCAACAGCAAATTACGTCTGTCTACCCTCGAGACTCTATCATTGATGGTTTGTTGTTGTTCGATGGAAAGGAACGTATTCAAACCAAACCCCTTCCATTCTTTTCATTACATCAGATGTACCGACATGCCACAGGCATGACTCCAGACCTTCCTGGAGTGTATATGTATTCCTTTGCATTGGATCATGCAAACTATCAACCCTCTGGTGCAGTCAATGGAAGTATGTTCAATAAAATCATTCTCCGATTGACACTTCAACAACCTATTGCTTCGACTGTGACAGCAAGCACATCCACTACAGTCTGTGTTTTGACTTCAACATTGTTCAGCCCCAATCCAACTGTCATTCCTGCGGCAAACTTGACGTTGACAACACCAAGTGGTGCTCTTCTCTATCCTCCAGGCACTGTGACTACAGTCGTTCAAACCAATGATAACGTGATTTTTACGTTCACGTATAACGTTGGAGTGTACGTTGAGTCGATTAACTTTTTACGTATCGTGTCAGGCCTTGGCAATCTTGTGTTCGCATCATAACAATGGCGCAACAAATTGTGTCTGCCTATTTTGGAGACGAAAAAGGATTTCGTAATATCACTCAGTCTCTCATTAATAAAATCAATGAGGGGACACTCGATGTGACTGCAGATGAAACATTGATTCCCGTCTTTGATGCGGCTCCACAAACCAAACTAACTCCCAAGGATGAGAAGCGTATTCGTGAAGAAGCAGTCAGAGGATGTGGTGGTGAAGCAGATCAAGGGTGTTTGGATGCTAAGATTGCCGAGTTAAGTCAAGCCACCCTCAAGGATCTTGAACGAACGACAACTATACGAAATGCGATTAAAGGACGAAGATTGACAGTGACAGTCGCAGACGAGAATGGAAGGACAAAAACGTTAATTGCTCCAGACGGTCAAAAATTCAAACTAGAAAACGTGACAGGCGGCAATAAGGCTAAGAAGGACATTCTACCAGATGTGAATCTCCTTTATAATCGTGCATGGATGATTGCATTGCATATCATTAACGTCTTTGTCTACGTGTTTGCGATTGTTGCGGTGTATGCGATCTTCATGAGAAAATACGAAACCACTGGACTTAATTCGTTCAAAATGATTGCGTATGCATGTGCGATTATCTCCACGTTTCTACCGTATTCAGGCTATATCATCATTTTACTCTATTTTGGCTTCAACTCTTTCCTAAACGAATATATCAATAAATAACAATGATCGAATTACGATGGTTGTCCGCTGGAGTAATTTTTGGGTTGTTGGTGTCAACGATTTTGATCCCGCCTACACGAAAACAAGTACGCATTCCCCAACCGAATGATCCAAGTGTGTATCATACTGAAACAGGATGCGTTCGCTTCACATCCATCGAAGTCCCTTGCGTTCAAGAAGCAGACTCTCTCAACGTACTCGCAAGTCTCACTAAGAAGTAATGATCCGCATACTAGAGGCACTTCACCGAGGAGCCCCCTTCTTTTCATTCATCATTGGACTAGGCATCGCAGTGGTACTCTTTCACCGTGAGTATTCGACGGTTCGCACCCTAGGACTTCCACTCAAGGATACATTGGACAAGGTCGTTCGGTCCGATGGTAAATGTTATCGCTATCGCGTGGAGGATGCCAATTGCGAAAACGTGTCTAGTGAATAAACAATGGACGATTCAACACCCCTGGATGCCCTGCTCCCAAGTCCTCAAGGTCCTCAGTCTGCACCTCCCTTAATGCCTCTTCCTAGCACAATGGGTGGTTAACATTCTGCGATGGCACCGACCTTCAAGCATAGTTTACCTGCGATGCGTTGGATGGCGTCGTCCATGACTACCTACATTGCGTTCTTCTTGGCAGCTGCAGCCATTTCCTTATCAACCCCACGTAACCTACTTCTTCAGTATGTTCCTAATGCATACACAGGATCTGGAGTAGTAAGCTGGACCGGTGCAGGTGTCTTGGGTCTTGCTGCTGTAGTGATCGCTCATATACTCAAGGGCTTCTTGGCCGGATTTTTGGGATGAAACCGGATTTAGTTTGGTCAGCCATCTAGGTGCGTTGAAAGTTTCTTGGGGATAAACAAAGATGGATCTTCAATCCTACAAGGTTAATGATAAAGTTATTTATACAGATAGGGGGGAGAAATTGAATGCGATAGTTCTTTCTACAAGTTATCAGCCATTACTACAGGGTAGTAAGGCCAAGCCCGAACTAAGAATTCAGTTTGTAGACTCGGAAGGTAATCCGGTATCCGGTCCGCAGGGTATGCCGACTATGATCATAAACGATCCGACCACGCTCGAGAAGGCTTCGGGTGGTCGCCGTCGTCGCAAGACACGTAAACCCCGTCGCAAGATCCGCAACACTCGTCGCTACCGTAAGTAGTGTATGGACAAACTTTTAAAAACGGATTTGTTTCAGTCAACCGTCTAGACTTCCCCCCTCTCACAAAATGTCTCTTCAATCACAACGCCTCCTAGCCTACCAGCAACACGTCCTTCATGTGCGCAACATCTCAACGCGCACTGAGTTCACACCGTACGAATACAAAGACTTCCAATGGAACACCTGTGCTGTATGTCAGACCGAAATCCGAGATACAGCATTCGGACACAA